TGGCTGCGCGGGACCGGGCTCATGCGTCGCCTGCCGCTGCGTCTCCTGCCCCTGCGTCACCACCAGTCGCATTTGCATCCGCGGCGTCGGCCGCATTCGAATCCGTTGTCGCGGCCGGCGCTGCCGTCGCCGGCTGCGGCGTCGTCTGGATCTTCGAACCATAGTCCGGCTCGATGTCGAGCTCGGCGAAGGTCTCCTGGTCCGCGGCGATCTCGGCATAGACCTTCACGGGATCCTGCCCCCGCTCGCGGACCTTCTCGGAGTGCGATGCCAGCTTCGCGCGCAGCTCGAGGAGGTCCGTCTCGACGTCCTCCTTCGGATCCACGTATTCCCACCGCGGCGGCGTCCACTTGTGGTCATAGCCGCGCGTGCGCACCTTGCCGGCCATGTTGGCCGCTTCCTCGAACCAGCGGTACACGCGCTCGAGGCCCATCGGGATGATCGTGAGCCAGCGCATCTGCTCGATCAGGATCTTGAATTCCTGCCGCCCGAAGCGCGTGGACGAGTAGTTGACGCGCGAGAGGTCCCCCGTGAGCTGCTCGTAGGTGACGCCCGCGCCCACCGCAATCGCGTGCAGCTGGTCGACGGTGAACGAGTCCGCGGCGATCGCACTCGGGTCCGCGAAGGTGACACTCTCGTCCGGGCGCAGGTAGTTGATGAGCCCGGGTGCGAGCTCCTCCTGGCGCGTGCTGCCGCCCGCCGCGGCGTCGTCCGGGTTGTCGGTGACCTTGTCGCTGATGGTCTTCGACTCGTCGTTCGTGGTGACGAAGGCGGCGAAGCAGGCCTCGATCTTTTTCTTGACCAGCAGCGCCTCGTTGTACTCGTCGAGGTCGCGCAGCTTGATGATCGAGGCGCCCAGCTTCGGGACTCCCTGGAGCACGCCCGGCCGGTTCTCCACCTTCTCGAAGAGGTGGATCACGTCCTCCGCCAGGAACCGCTCGCTCGTGAGCGAGCGCACGAAGAACGGCACGTCACCGGGATGCTGCGGATAGAGCCAATACGCGATCCGGCGGCCGTACTTGTCGACCTCGATGCCGGAGACGATGAAATTGCCGTTCGCGGCCACGCCGTACTTGAGCGCGTCGAGGTGGTCGATCTCGAGCACCTGGATCTGCAACGGCACGCCCGAAGCCATGCTGGCCGCGTCATTGCCGCCCAGGCGCCGGCGCACGATGAGGGATCCGCCGCTCTCCACCATGGCGCGCGTGGCGAGCGCCTGCTGCCCGTAGATGTCCAGCTCGCCGGCGTAGTCGCTTTCGGCGCACCACAGGTCCCAGATCTTCGCGATCTGCCCATCAATGCCCAGCGTGATGCCGGTACCGACCGAGTTGCCGACGATGCACGCGATCGCGCGCTTCGCATACGGGTTGTTGCGCACGAGGTCGCGCGCCCGGTCGCGCAGCCGCATCCCCGCCGACAGGATCTCCATGTTGCCCGAGGCGCTGGAGGTCTTCCAGCCGGACGTGCGCCGGCCGATCGCGGCCCCCTCGTAGGCGCGCACGAGTGTCAGCGTGGCGCGCGCCTGCGACCGGCGCAGGCCCGCTTCCGGCGCAACCCAGCCGATGGCGCGATCCAGGAGGTTCACGGTCAATCCTTCGAGAAGGACGCGTACGAGACGCGCTTGCGGCTGGAGGCGATGGCACCCGTAGCGATGAGCTGGTCGCGCACGAATTCGTAGCGCTTGCGCAGGTCGTCGAAGCTCTGGTACTTGACGCTCTTGCCGTCGAACACAACCTCGAGCTCGCCCTTGACGATCGCCTGCTCGAGGTTGGTAAGGTCGCTGGTGCTGAAGGCCATGGCGTCCGGTCCTTGGGGCTTCAGGCCGTCGCCCGCGTGGGCGCCGGGATGATCTTGACGGTCTGGGCGACGGCCGGCGCGCTCGGTGCCGAGAGCGCTGCGATGTCGCTGTCCGTGACGACACCCAGGGTCCGCAGCGCCTCCATGACGGTCTCGATGCGGATGGCCGCCTGGCACTTCGCCGCCTTCGTCGTCTCGTCCTGCGGGCAGTGCTGGTGCGTGTAGTGGATCCGGTGGCACGGGTAGCACGCGACGTCACCATGGAGCGCGATCGTGCGGTGCCAGTCTCGCGTGAGGTTCTCCGCCGTCGAGTGCGTGAGCATCACGACCTTGGCAACGTTCTCCAGTGCCACGGCGTTGAGCACCCCCGTCTCCTGCCCCACGACCGCATCGGCCTCCTGGGCGAAGGCGATCGACTGCCGGATGGTCCATCCGGTTGACACGTGCACGAACGGGCCTGTCGGATACTCGAGGCCCTTCAGGTCGCCCATCACCATGACGTGCACGCCCAGCTCGGCGAGCAGTCCCGCGAACGCCGGCGCGTACGGCCACCACTTGGGCGCGGTGCTGCCGCCGTTGCAGAGCACCAAGACGCGGCCGCGCAGCTTCTCGCGCTCGCTGCGCGCCCATTGGCGCTCGGGGAATGTCATCGACACGCGCTGGCCGAGCTCGTAGGGCACGCCCGCCACCTCGTGCATGAACTCCACGTAGTTGCGGTTGCAGATGGAGCGCCGCGTGGCATCCGGGAAGTGGTAGTTGAGCGACCCGGGCACCGAGAGCAGCTGCACCTCGACGGTCTGGGTCAAGTTGATCCAGCGGTCGTAGCGCTTCGTCTCCGACTCCCACATCTTGCCCCACTCGGTCTCGGGCACCGCGGCGCGGTTCATGCAGATCACGCGGTCAATGTCCGGCTCGTGCCGCAGGACCTCCTCGCCGAACGCTTCGACGTAGGCGGTCACGTGGTAGCCCTCGAGCTTGAGCTGCCGCGCGATCGACACCGCCCAGATCGCGTCGCCGAAGTTGCCCGGCCGCACGATGGCCGCGGTCTTCTCCGGGCGACGCCGCTCGCTGGCGTCGATCTGGTTCTGGTCGCTTCTCTTGCGGTAGACCTGGAAGAACGAGTACTCGTCGTCCTCGCCGCGCACCTCGTTCTCGAGCAGCATCCATCCGCCGCCCACGCCGCGCATGGCGCGCACGATGTCCTCCGGCGCGAAATCGTGCTTGTGGTCCGGATTGGCGCCGGGCTGCCCGCGCCGCGGATAGAGGTCGCGGTGCGGCAGGTACAGGATCAGGTACCCGTCCTCCTTCACGACGCGCCACCACTCGCGCAGTACCGCCTGCGGGTGCTCGACGTGCTCGAGGAAGTGCGAGCTGAACACGTAGTCGAAGACGCCTGTCGCGAAGAACGGCAGCGTGCGGCAATCCATCGCGAGGCTGGGCCCGCGGTTGTCCGCCGTGACGTACGCGTTGCCGTCGATGCCGATCGCGTTCGCGAACACCTTCCAGGGGCCGCAGGCAACGTCCAGGCCGCAGCCGTTCGCGTACGGCATCGCCCGATAGCGGATCTTCGCGGCCTCGCCCGCGAAGTCCGCGGGCACTTCCGGCCGCCAGGTCATTTCACCACCTCGAGCTCGATGTGATACTCGACCGCGACGTTGTTGCGCTCCTGGATGAGGATCTGCAGCTGTGCCTTCGTCATGGCGCCGCGGCTGAGCAGCTCCTCGTACGTGCGGTCGACCACGACACCCCAGTCGCGCACCTCGAAATCGACGCCGTGGTAGAGCGCGAGCGGCGTGTTCGCGGCCCCTTCGGCCTGCCAGCGCTCGCATTCCTTGCGCGAAAAGAGCGACAGCAGCTGCGGCGTTACCACGCGCACGTGCGTGGGATCGCCGAGGAAGTTGTCGTGGCGCGGGTGCGGCACGTGCACGAACACCCTGGCGCCGTTGCGGCACACCCGGTAGAGCTCCTGCATGACCCCGATGAAGGTCGCCGGAGCTTGCCCGAGGTGCTCGAGAACGTGGATAAGCTTCACTTCATCGACGCTCGAGTCCGGCCAGGGCCACGGGAACTGCTCCAGGTCCCAGCGCACGTCCGGATCGCCGAATTTGTCGACGTTCACGAAGCCTTCCGCCTTGTTCCGACCGCACCCCAGGTTGAGCCTGATCGCGGTTTCCTGCTCCTGGCGTCCCAGGTCCATTCGCTTCTCCCTTATCGACGATTGAGCCAGTTGCGCTGCGGCGAAATCCATCCGCCGGCGGCCGGCTTCGGGGTTGGGGCTGCCTTCTCGGCCGGCGCTTCGGGTTCTGCAGGCGTATGCACCGGCTCGGCCTCCCGCGCGGGCGGCGCGGGCACTGCCGGCACCTGGTTGAAGAGATCACGCACCTGCGGCTCGAGGACGCTCTCCAGCTTCGCCCAGTCGGGCTCGCGCAGGACATGCAGCCGCACGCTCGGGTGGAACGTCGCCGCGAGCGCATACACCATCGTGTCGAGCGCTTCGTTGCGCGCCTGCTGCTTGACCCACTGGCGCTTCACCGGGTCGTAGATCTCGGCGGTGAGCTGCGTGTAGTACTCCTCGCCCAGCCCCGCGGGAAACCGCACCATGCGCTCGTGCGCGTGCGCGGTCTGCCCATCGCCCTTGAGGCGCAGGAAGAGGAGCTCCTTGGCGGCACCGCTCGACACCAGCCACAGGTCCGTGCTGCGCTTCGAGGTCCGCCCGCGCTTGTTCTTGTCGGGCTTGGTCGCCGTCGACAGGATCGTCTTGCTCGCCGTGTCGACACCCTTCACCGCGAACACGTTGGCGTGCCGGCGCGTGCGCGTGTACTTGAGCACGTGGTCCTGCAGGTATCCCGCGTCCACTGCGGTCGCGAGCACGCGCATCGGCACGTTGAAGGCGTTCACCAACGGCTGCAGGCGGTACTCGTCCAGCTTCTCCCAGACGTCGTCCCGCGTGGGGTCTCCCGGGATCTCCAGCCAGTCGAGCACCCAGCTGCGCCCCTCGCGGCCCCAGCCGACGAGCTGCACCGCGAGGCGGTTACCCTGGACGTCCACGCCCAGCGTGAGCACCAGGCAGCCCTTCGGCAGCACGCGCATCGGCGTCGATTCCGCGCGCTGCTGGAGCTGCTGCCAGTCGAGCTTCTCGTTCGGGTCCTTGTGGCATTCGCCGAGGACCGTGTTCGTGAAGGCCTTGCGCGCCGCGGGATCGCTCTTGATGCGCTCCCACTCCGTCGCGTGCTCGGCCCACGATTCTCCGAGGCCGATCGGCGTGTAGAGCGCGTTCAGGTGGAAGCCCACCACCTCGCGCCCCGGCACCGCCGCGCGCCATTCGCCGTTCTCGAGCATCGCGGGCTTGTGGTGCTCGGCGATGAAGGCGCCGCAGTGCTCGCACACGTACTGCGCCTCCTGCGGGCGCCCGTCGGGCCACTTCAGGTTGTCCCAGCGCAGCACCTGGCGCTCGGTGCAGTGCGGACAGGCGACGAAGTAGCGGCGCTGGTCCGAGTTGAGCCAGGCCTTGTTGATGCCCGACAGGCTCTCGATCGTCGGCGTCGAGCACTTGAAGATCTTCCGTTGCGGGAAGGTCGACGTCCGCCGTTCCGCGAGCTTCACCGGGTCGCCTTCGCCGCGGCCTTCCTTGTCGGCGCCGACGTCGGCAGGGTATCGATCGACCTCGTCCAGGAAGAGGTACTTGATCGGCATCGACGATAGGTCCGGCGCCGAGTTGGCGCCCCCGACGATGATCATGCCGCCGGGAAAGACCTTCATGAAGGTCGCGTTGTCGGCGTCCCTGCTCTTCTCGCCCAGGATCCTGCGCAGACTCGGCGTCTCGCGGATCATGCCGGTCAGGCGTTGCTTGCTCCAGCGCTTGGCCACGTTCGACGTGGGCTGCACCACGAGCATCGGGCCCGGGTTCCACTCGACCATGGAGCCGATCCAGTTGAGCCCGACCTCGGTCTTGCCGATCTGCGTCGAGGTCATCATCACGACCTCGCGCGCCGGGTGATGCGGCGAAAGGCAGTCCATCACCTCGCGCAGGTACGGCGTGCGGCTCGTGCGCCACTGCCCGGGCTCGGACGACCCTTCAGGTGCAAGCCGGCGATGCTTGTCGGCCCAATCGCTCACGGTGCGGATCGGGTCTGGGCGCCAGCCTGCCGCCCAAGCCGCGTCGACGACCTGGTCGGCAGTTTCCAGCATGGCTTATTGCCTCGTCGCTT